ATGTCGCCTGAAGGCGTAACCATTACAGACAAAGATCATTTGTATTTCAACAAGCTTGAATCATCACTCGGCATTAAGTTGGATGCCGAACAGCGCGCATGGTACTGCGCGACACGTGACACCGACTTCCACGGTGACGCGGCGAAGATGTGGCAAGAGTATCCGTCCACGGTCGACGAATGTTTCCAGGTGTCCAACGAAGGGTGTTACTTCATTCAACAGTTTGTATCAGCCAGACAACAAAACAGAATTACCGACATTCCCGTTCTAGACAGCGTGGCGTGCTGGACCTTCTGGGACATCGGTAATTCGGATGGAACAGCGATCTGGGTTATGCAACGGCTTGGAAATGAATATCGATTGATATATTTCTATGAAGCTTGGGGTGAACCTTACTCGCACGCGGCTCATTGGTTGACGAATCTTGGCGTGACATTTGAAGAACATTTCCTGCCACACGACGCGAAGCATAAACGCCAAGGACAAAACTCGAACAAGTCACCACAGCAGATGTTACAAGACTTGATGCCAGGTCAAACATTCACGATTGTTCCTCAGATCAGCGAGATCAACGTTGGCATTCAACAGGTCCGCGATGTGTTCCCGATGTTGAGCTTTGATCAGACACGCTGCAAGGAAGGCATCGACCATCTTGAGTCGTACAGAAAGAAGTGGGACCGCCTGAATGGCATATGGAGCCGTGTCCCAGACAAGTCTGGTGGTCATTCTGAATCAGCGGACGCCATTCGTCAATTTGCACAGGCTTACAATGGAGGCCAGTTGAACTTGTCCGGCCATCGCTGGTCAGACAGACCAATCAAGAAACGAGGAATAGTATAATGCCGAAGGACTTTACACAATGTGTGGGCGGCGGTGGTCGTGTCACAACCAAGTCGCTCAATGGTCGCAAGTACATTCACATTTGTTATGACAAGAAAGGCAGCCATGCAGGTGAAGTGAAAACGAAACAGAAAGCGAGTGGAAAGAAATGAGAAAACTCAACACATCGATATTAGCAAGCGCAGCGCGAACAGCGACTCCGACTGCAGTTCAACAAAAAACAACTAGCGGTCCTTGTTTACACATTATACTGGACGTAACAGCGGTCGTTTTAACACCATCAATTGTCTTGACAGTCGACGCTTATGACGATGTGTCGGACACATGGTACAACATCTTGACTGGCGCAGCTGTTACGACTATCAGCAACAATGTATACAAGATTGGTCCTGGCTTGACTGAATCAGCCAATGCCATCGTCGCGGATTATTTGCCGGACAATCTTCGATATACAGTGACGCATGCTGACGCCGACTCGATAACTTACAGTTTGTCAACGAATGAGATGTACTAATGAGTAATGTAATTGACTTGAAGACGATCAAAACTGAACAACCTCTGCTGCGCTTCCAAATGAGCGCTCAGGCGTTTCAGGACATGATGGCGATGCCAGAGTCTTCTACAATAGTTGGCGTGCGGCTCAATGGCGAGATGATTGAGTTTTTGATTCAAGACGACAAAGTTCCGGCGATCATCAATGCTGGTGTTGTTGATACGCGTCCGACGATGGACGAAGATGGCACTTGGAATTGGAACATAAAAACATGAGCATGACAGATGCAGACTTGTTGCAGTATGTGAACAGTGTTCTCACTGACGAAGTTCTTGAAACGACATTCGTCACTGAAAATTCTGATCTGCTGTCTGCTTATTTCCAAGAGCCGTATGGCGATGAAGAAGAAGGTTCAAGCACAGTTGTGGCGACTGATGTTCAGGACTTGGTTGAGTCTGATATGCCTCCATTGACCAAGATATTCCTTGGACAAAACAACGTCATGGAGTTCAAGCCGAACAACAAGAACGATGAGCGTGACGTCAGGGAAGCGAAAGAGAAAACGGCCTACATCAATCACATCATCAAGAAAGCAGGTTTCAAGGTAATATTCGATTTCCTCAAAGACGCTGATTTGCAAAAAGTTGGCGTCATCAAGTATCAATATGAAGAGCGCACTGAAAAAGAATCATTCTGTTATGAAGGCTTGACAGAAGAAGAGATGTTGAAGCTCAAGGAAGACATCGAAACTGATGACATGGTCATCGAAACTGAATATGAAGAATCGAAGAACCAAGATGGCGATCCTGAATGGGAAGTAGAGTTTACCGTTGAGCGTAAGAAAAAGCGCTACGTGCTGTCAGGCGTCGCTTGTGAAGAGTTTGTCATTACTCGCAATGCAGAGTGTAAAGATTCAGCCATTGTTGTTGGTGATCGTCGTCGCACGACACGCGGTGATTTGTTGGCGGAAGGCTTCGATCGTGACATCGTTGATCAAATGCCGAAGCTTGGTTATACTCATGGCGAACAGCTTGAGTTCATCCGTAACAGAGAGCAAACAGCCAACACATTGTACAATCAAGATGGATCAGGAAGCGCGATCGTTTACGGACATGAATGGTCGATGGAAGAAGTTGACATCGCTGATCTTTATATATTGGTCGATTATGATCAAGACGGCATTGCTGAACGGCGTCGCATCTTGAAGTCAGGCGATTACATCATCGAGAATGAGCCATTCAAATCTCCACCTTATGCATTGATGTCAGCAATCGGTATGCCGCACAGAGCGATTGGTCGCTCACGCGCCGAACTAGCATTGGTTCCACAACGGGTCAAGACATTCCTGTGGCGCGGCATCATGGACAATATCGCGTCTGTGAACGCTGGTCGCGTTGCTGTGAATGAAAAGCTGACGAACTTGGATGACCTTGAGACGATTAAGAATCGTGGCTATGTCAGGACGTTGTCAGAGAATCCAGCGATGGCTGTTGCACCATTGAACATTCCTTATGTTGGCGACCAAGCTTTACAGATTGTTCAATACGTTGACTTCCAGCGAGCAGCCAGCACCGGCCATTATGCACAGACACAAGGTCTGGATGTTGACAATTTCTACAAAGAAACCGCTACACGCTTTGAAGGCGTGCAGGAATCAGGCGATGAAAAACTTGAACTCGTTGCTCGTATGTTTGCAGAGACAGGCTTCAAGGAATTGTATGAAGGCTTGGCTTGGACCGTTTCACACTTTCAAAATGAAAAGGCTGAGATTGATGTGTTGGGCAAAACGCTGACCGTCGATCCGCGTATGTGGCGTTATGAACATGAAGCAGACTCCAATGTTGGCTTGGCCATTGAAGACAATGAACAAACAATAAATTATATGTCAGCTTTGCTGAATGTCTTTCAACAACTTCAAGATAAAGGTTCGATGCTGGTTGATGAAGTGAAATTTTACAACGTGATCAAGCGCACACTGGAAGCGATGGGCATTTACAACATATCTGATTACATCAACAATCCAGAAATACCGGAAGATCAAATGCGTCCGATGCTGGAACAATTGATGAATCAGAATCAACAAATGCAAGCGATGATGTCACAAGCCAATCCGTTGGCTCAAGTTGAAACGATTCGTCAACAAGGCTCAGCACAACGCGAACAGATCAAGCAGCAAGCCGACATGATGCGATTCATGGCTGATCAGCGTCGTGCAATGGAAGAGCTTGCGCAAAAGATGCAGCTTGAATACACGAAGATTGAAGCCGACTTGTACAAAAATGATCATCCACAAAACGTACCAGGATCAAGAATATGACGCCAGACCAAGAACAAGCCTTGTATGAAACGAACATCGCTCGTGGAAAGCTGGCGAAGCAGTTGAGAGACAATCCGCTGTTACAGGAAGTAATAATTGGAATGAAAGCGGAAGTGTATGAGAAATTTGAGAGCACAAAGGCATCACAAACTGAAGAACGCAACGAATGTTGGCGTCAACTTCATGCTGTCTTGGCTCTCGAAGGACGGATCAAAGCCATCTGGGAAGAAGGTGAACGATCCATTTGGCTTTTGGGTAAGATAAAGAAGAGGATTGAAAATGTCAGACAAGCAATCAAACGCATCTGATGATGTCGTAGACGACGAAGTATTGGAACTCGATGACGAGTCAACCGATGAGGACGTTGATGACGAAGAGCTTGGTGGTGAAGATGATGATGAATCGTCTGAAGACACCATCGAAATAGACGGTGAGTCATACACGAAAGAAGAAGTTCTAGCTTGGAAAAGCGAGAACATGATGGATCGTGATTACCGTCAGAAAACAATGGCATTGGCGGATGAAAAGCGTAAGCTGAATGAAGAGCACAGCGTCAGAATGCAAGAGCTTGATGAACAGATCAATGTTCTCGAAGCTGCCATCACGCTCGGCGATGGTTACACTGACGAAGAGCTTGACGATTTGGCGGACGAAGATCCACGTCTATTCCGTAAGATTGAAAAGCAGCGTAAAGCACGCGAAGCAGCACTCAATGATGCACGAAAGAAATACAAGAAAGCCTATGAAGAGCGCGTTCCTGTTGAGCAGCAGGCTTTGATCGCTGCAATGCCAGAATGGAATGATCCAAAGAAAGGAGACGCCACGTACAAACGCGACAATCAATTGGTCGCAGCTTACATGGCTGAACTTGGCTTCACACAAAAAGAGGCCAAGGAAATGATTGACAACCGGGTGATGCGTGCGATGATTCATGGTGCTCGTTATATGAATTTGAAAAATTCAAAACCAACGAAGAAAACGCCAAAACCAAAGCCGTCCAAGACCGGATCGAAAAAAGGTTCAGCGCAAGAGCAAACATTTGCACAAGCGCTGTATGGCTAATTGGGTTTGACTGTCGTGAGACAGCCTATTCCCTTTAGATGGAGATTTTAATATGGCTACACTATCAACAAATGTTTTAACGTTGATGGACTGGGCGAAACGTCAGGATCCAAAGGGTAAGACCGCAAAGATCGCTGAAGTCTTGAATCAATCGAATGAGATTCTGGACGACATGATGTTTCGTGAAGGCAATTTGCCGACCGGCCATCGTGTTACTATTCGTACTGGTTTACCAACTGTCTACTGGCGCTTGATGAACCAAGGCACCACACCAAGTAAGTCGACCACTGCACAGGTTGATGAGCAATGTGGTATGTTGGACGCATGGTCTGAAGTTGACAAAGCGGAAGCTGAGCTTAATGGCGATGTGTCTGCATTCCGAGCCTCTGAAGCGGTGTCATTCCTTGAGTCCATGGCCCAAGAGCATGCGCAGACTTTGTTTTATGGATCAGCAGCTAATCCGGAAGAGTTTGTTGGCTTCGCCAATCGTTATTCTTCCTTGTCGGCAGCCAATGGACAAAACATCATCAGCGCTGGCGGTTCTGGCTCCGACAATACGTCTGTCTGGCTGGTGGCCTGGGGTGAAAACTCTGTATTTGGTGTTTTCCCGAAAGGTTCAAAGGCCGGTATCATTCACGAAGACTTGGGCTTGGTCACTGTTGAAACGACCGCTGGCATCGCTGGCAATCGTATGCGCGCTTATCAGGATCACTTTGAGCTGAAGACAGGCTTGGTTGTGAAGGACTGGCGCTATGCCGTTCGCATCTGCAACATTGATGTTAGCGATTTGGCTGGTCTTGCAACCACTCAGGCCACCACCGCGTCGACCTTCCTTCCGAAACTGATGAGCCGTGCAATAGATCGTCTTCCGATGGTCTCTGGCATGCGCCTGGCCTTCTATGCCAATCGTACGGCTAAGTCCTTGTTACGTGTTGCAGCCATGGAAAAATCGGCTAGTGCTGTTGCCATTGAGCCTGGCTTGGATCAGTTTGGACGCCGTATTGCACAGATGACATTCTCTGGCATTCCGGTGAAGACGGTTGACCAATTGACCGTGACTGAAGCTCAGATCACCTAATTTGGTTTATTGAAAGGAGAAAGAATATGTTTCTTGATGCACAATTGCAATTCTCCAATGCGCAAGCTCTGACAGCTTCAGCTGTTGGAACCAATGTGATCGATCTGTCTTTGGACCGTTCTGTTGGTAATGGTGAGCCGTTGGGAGTTTTATTCACGGTTGACGTCGCCGCTGACCAAACTACAGGCGATGAAGACTATACGTTTGATGTTGAATACGCCGCGAACGCCGCGCAGACCTCTGGTCGTGAGTTGATTGGCCGTCGTGTTTTTGAATCTGGCACGCCAACGGCTCCTGCACAGGACGCCGACTTGTTGGTTGCTGGTTTCCAATTCGTGATTCCGATCCCTCCAACTCAGCTGTCTGAGTCAGATCGCTATCTTGGTATTCGTTATGTGTTGGCTGGAACTACACCAACTATCACTGTTACGGCTGAATTAATGCCATTGAGCATGATTAGCACTCGTGATGGTGTGAATTATGGTTCTGGATTCAGCATCACTTAATAGGAGATTAACATGGCAGCAAAAAAACCCGTTCCAAAGGTGGCTGATCAAATTATTGAAGAGCTTAGCGAAAAGCCTGAAAAGCTAGAGCCTGTCGCTTCAAAGTCTGTCAAGTCTGAAGATAAAGCAAAGATCATAACGGTCAGGGCTGTTCTTCCAGACAGTCAGATTGGTTTTATCGGCGACCGTGGAGGAAGTTTGCATCACCGTAGGCGTGATGGTGATGTCTTCGAAATCCTTGAACATCAATTCTCTAAGAATTGGATGGAACGGGTTGAGGAGTAAATTGAATGTCTTTGGCTGATTATGCAGGCCTGAGGAATTCAATTGTCAGCTTTTCAGGGGACAATGATGTTGTCAATTTACTTGATGATTTCATTGGCCTCTGTGAAGCTGACATGTATTCCTTTGTTGACAGGATGGACAGGCCGATTGGTCTTCGTCTCAAGGCAATGGAGCAGCTGACAACAGGGTCAACCAGTACGGCCAATGCGTTCATGGCTTATCCAACTGGTTATCTTGAATTGCGCCGATTGGAGATCGCTTTGACACGCGGCAACGTGCCATTGTATTATCAATCACCAGCGAATTTGATAACGAAAGCCAATGCTGGAATTCCACAGTATTTCACTGAGACAAGTCAATTTGAATTCGACAGAATCAGCGATCAAGCGTACACGATCAATATTCAATATTATGGAAAGTTGACGGCGTTGAGCGCAAGCAATACTACTAATTCAATATTGACAAATTTCCCTATGGTTTATTTGTATGGATGTTTGATGCACTTGTATCGTTGGTCGCGAGACACATCAGAAGCAGAGGTTTATAAAGGCTACTTCATTGATGCAATCAATGGCGCGAATCAAACCGATCAGCGCTCACGCCGTGGTCCAGCACCGGCAATGCAAATGGCCAACAGGTACGCACCATGAGCGACTACCAGACCGTGCCGTATGACATTATTGGTGGGAATTACGCTCATCGTTCACGCGCATTGTCTTCACAAACACTCAAAATGATGTATCCTGAAATTGTTCCTTCAGGAAAGACACCAACGGCATTGCTTTCATTTCCTGGATTGACTTTAAAATATACTGGATCAGGAAATGCAGACCGTGGCTGCCATGAGATGAATGGCAAGATTTATAAAATTGAAGGAACGACATTGTATGAACTTGATTCAAATTATACAGCGACATCAAAAGGAACGATAGCAGGATCAAATTATTGCATAATGGAAGACGATGGTGTAAATTTAATAATTTCAACAGGAGCAAAGCGATATCAATATGTTCAGTCAACAGGCGCGCTTTCAGAATTTTCAGACGTTAGCCATGAACCAGGAAACAGCGCTGCATTTTTGAATAATCAAATGATCTATGATGGCACGAATCAAGATTTTCTAGTTGCCAATGTTGGAGCGCCTTCAACATTCAATGCATTGAACATCGGAACAGCAGAGTCTAATCCAGACGATTGCACGCGTGTGTTCGTTAAAGACACAGTCCTTTACTTGATTGGGCCAAAATCTATTGAACCATGGTGGAACTCTGGTTCTGGCAATCCGCCATTCGCGCGTATCAATCAAAGCATACGCAGGGTTGGTGCGGCATCACCTTATGCAGTGACAGATTCAAAGAATTATTTATATTTCTTGTCTGATGATGGACAGATGTATCGTTTTTCCCAATTCAGAGAATTCTCTGTTACACCAACAGCAATATCAAAAATATTTTCAACTTATACATTGACAGACGCAAAATTGACGGCTATAAATATTGAATCAATGTACATGATAATTGTTGAATTTCCAACGTCTGCAAAGACATGGATGTATTTGGAAAACACAGAGACGTGGACGGAACTTACATCAACTAATTTGGAAACGCGCCACCCGATAGGCTCGTATGCAAAAGCGTTCAACACACATTTAATATGTGATTATAGCAATGGCAATTTGTATGAATTGGATTTTGATGCGTTTACCAATAATGGTGATATCATAATACGTGAACGCATTGGAAAGCCATTTGACTCAATGCAAGTAACAAAACAGCCTGGTCAGAAACTAGTAATGCGTCGTATGCGCTTGGTTTGTGAAACTGCTGTTGGAACGGGTGGTTCAGACCAGGGAACCGATCCTGTATTGTTGAT